GGTACTAAATCACCGTTGCTGTCTTTACTAGCCGGACAGGTAGTCAATGCTTCCAGTGACCAACTACGGCACGGCATCTTTGACGGTTTACTGAATTTTGGTTGTGCATTAGTCATATCTATATTACTCCGTTCATTTTCATTGACAGCCATAACAGTACCACAAAGCCCATTACAGCACCACCGATTAAGTCTTGATTATCCATAGTCGTATTACCTATATGTTATAGTCAGTTTATGCGGTAACACTGCCTAGACAATGCTACCTGATAAACTAGCTATTACTATGCTACCTCCCTATTGTCGTCATAATGGTCCTGATGCGTTTGTATTCTCAATGCCGCTAGCGATTTACTAATATAGCCCTCGTGTTCTGGAAATAGACGTATTAACGTGTCTGCTATAGCCCTGTACTCGTGTCTAAACGTACAAGCCCACTTCTCGGCACTCTCTTTAGAATCGCTATCTATAGCCAAATCGCCCCAATATAAAGACTCTTTATAACTGGCTTTGTAAGCATCGGTGTTTGAGCTAATCGCATTATCTACTAGTATTTTGATATTAATCATATTGTATTACCTCTGTATCTGTTTGGTGTTCGCCCATTATACTAATATAGGTAATAGTGTCTAATACCAAGATATTATATAAACAGTAACCTTTATAACCTAATGGACTATGGACAAACGCTACCTTAGCAATGCACTAGTATAGGTGAACCAGTAAAGCCCTTAGACGACAATGTAGGACCATATAGAGCCATATAGACATAGGTTATGACATAGGGATACGTTATAGATATAAACCATTAGACTAGTATTGTCTTACTGTGGTAGGGCTATAGGTATCCACTAGCATACTCACGCTTCACTTTCCAGAAATACGTGTGACCGCCCTAAGGTTTCTAGTCACGCTGGCCTGTGGATAACCTTGTGGATAACCTGTGGATAACTTTGGCCTGACCAGGCTAATTGTGGACAACCTGTGGATAACCTGTGGATAACTTTTAGGGGGGCGGGGGGCCTGACGGAATCTGGAGATTGTTACTGTACCCTACGGCATACAAAAAAGACTAAAATTGGAAAAAAAGAAGTACCTATGTCTCTCCTCTAAGTTGTTGTTTTCCTTAAGTATTCTTAGGGCGGGGATATAGGTGACCAATAGTGGTAAAAGGGTCATCTTAAGTATGACCAGAGAAGGATAATAAGTCTAATGTTTTTGAAGAAAGTTCTTTACTTTTGCTTAAAAGTATGCTATAATATTTAACATAGTAAAGACATAATTCAGAGCCTTAAGTAGACTTAAGTAGCCTTAGTTATTTAACTTTAATGTTTAAATAGAAAAGCTAGCCTAAGGATACTTAAGATAACTTAAGGAGAGTCCATTGGTTGGAACTAAAGTAGATAGCCCTCCTACCGCGAAGCGGAAGGGGCGGCCAAAGAAATCAGATGTGGTGTCAAGAAAGAAGGGTGCGACTGGTTTATCCAGAGGGCGGCCCAAAGGTGATGCCGCGATAATCAACGAATACAAGAGCAGGATGCTGACATCCCCTAAGTCTAGGAAGGTGTTGGAGTCAATATTTGATGCGGCCCTAAACGATGAACATAAACATCAGGCGGCGGCATGGAAGCTCATAGTTGATAGGATTGTCCCTGTAGGAGCGTTTGAAAAGGATGTTGTCAAAGGCGCAGGGAAGTCAGCCATACAGATTAACATCACTGGTGTCGGTGGAGATACAACTATCGTAAGCGGTGATGGAGAAGAACCCATAGAAGGGGAATACACAGATGTATGATATAAATCAAGACCTAGATTACTTCACTAGAGAAGAGTTTGCCTGTCAGTACACAGGGGAGAACGAGATTAGTGATAGACTATTATTGAAGTTAGATTTGTTACGTGCTAAGTGTGGATTCCCTTTTGTCATCACAAGTGGTTATCGTTCAGAAGACCACCCCATAGAAGCCAAGAAGGAGAAAGCAGGAACTCATGCCCAAGGTATTGCCGCAGATATTAAAGTCAGAGATGGTGTGCAACGGTTTAGAATTGTTGAGGAGGCTATCAAGATGGGCTTTTCAGGAATTGGAGTTGCTAGTAGCTTTGTCCATGTTGACATCCGCGACCTTGACGGTAATGAATCTCCTGTAATGTGGACATACTAAGGAAACCCTATGGCAAGCTATCTACCCCCTAATATACGCCCCGTTCCCACGGTTAAACAAGGTAAACAGGCTCTAGGTATGCTTACTGATGTCATGCCTGTTATTGGTGACGCTAAGGCTGTAGCGGAAATTCCTGAGCTGTTAGGTCAAGGCCGTTACGGTGCGGCAGGTGTCAACGCCCTATCTGTCCTCCCTTTAGTGGGAGCAGTTGGTGATGCCGCTAGATTAAGCAGGAAGGCGGCAGATGAAGCCATAGAAGCCAACAGAGCCTCACAGACAACCCAAAGAGCCAACACTGTAGGAACAGCGACTAAAGTGTCTAGCTACTTAGATACTCTAGGAGCAACGGGCAAGTCTTTAGATTACGGGGCGGGTATGGGTCTTAACGCAAAAGCGGCTAAAATAGACGATACCTTTGAGCCTTTCCCTCAAGAAGGTTTTAATCCCACATTTAACACACCTTCTGAAATACCTGCAAATACGTATGGTAAGATAATCAGCACCAACGTAATAAACGTGCTTCCACCCAAGCTAAGAGCAGATGCTGTTCTAAACATAGGTAAAGCTTTAAAGAAAGACGGTAAAGCACTCATACAAACATGGGACGCTAATGCCGCCAAAGCAGGTATGAAGTCTAAAAAAGCCACCCCCGTAAGAACAGAAGAAAACGCTTTCACTACATCTACAGGTTCTTATCAAAAAGGCTTCACAAATAAAGAATTGAAGCAATACACAGAAAGTGTACTTGGGGATGGATACAGTGTAGACATCGTGCCTAACAAAGCTAAAATAAGCGGGTCAGCCGTGGTGATAACTAAAAAATAATGACTGAACTAAACGTATCACTACTTCCGTGGCAACAAGAGGTCTTTGAAGACCCTACACGATTTAAGGTCATTGCCGCAGGTAGACGTACAGGCAAATCTAGGCTAGCCGCTTGGATGCTGATTATTCGGGCATTACAAACAGAGAAAGGCCATGTGTTCTACGTAGCCCCTACTCAGGGTCAGGCTAGGGACATTATGTGGCAAGTCCTGTTGGAAATAGGCCACCCTGTAATCGACTCTAGTCATGTCAACAACCTACAGATAAAGTTAGTCAACGGGGCAACCATAGCACTCAAAGGTGCAGACAGACCGGAAACCATGCGTGGTGTCAGTCTGAAGTTCCTTGTTATGGATGAGTACGCTGACATGAAGCCAGAGGTGTGGGAGCAAATCCTACGCCCTGCCTTGGCTGACCAAAAGGGTGATGCGCTGTTCATTGGTACGCCAATGGGACGTAATCACTTCTACGACTTATATACGTATGCTTGTGTAGCGGAAGACGATACATTCAGCGGATACCACTTTACAAGCTACGACAACCCCCTGTTAGACCCAGAGGAGATTGAGGCGGCTAAGAAGTCCATGTCCTCCTTTAGCTTCCGACAGGAGTTTATGGCATCCTTTGAGGCGCAGGGCAGTGAGCTATTTAAAGAAGACTACATACAATTCTGTGAAGAAGAGCCAGATACAGGTCAATTCTACATATCAGTGGATTTGGCGGGTTTTGCAGATGTGGCTAAAGTCACAACCAAGACAAAACGACTTGACCAAACAGCTATTTCAGTGGTCAAAGCAAATGAAGACGGTTGGTGGGTTGCCGACATCATCCACGGAAGATGGGGAGTTCAGGAAACAGCACGAAAAATCTTTGACGCAGTTAGAGATTATAGACCAGTGGCTGTCGGGATTGAGAAAGGGGCGTTAAAGAACGCTGTATACCCCTACCTAAGTGATTTAATGAAAAGCAACCAACGGTTTTTTAGGGTTGACGAGCTAACTCACGGCAATAAAAAGAAGACGGACAGGATTGTCTGGGCATTACAAGGACGATTTGAACACGGAAAGATAACTTTAAACAAAGGAGAGTGGAATGCTACCTTCTTAGACGAGTTGTTTCAGTTTCCAAACCAAATGGTGCATGATGACTTAATTGACTCTTTGGCTTATATAGACCAGTTAGCCAATATAGCCTATATGTCGGATTACATTGAAGAAGAATATCAACTATTAGATGCGTATGCAGGGTACTAATATGCTATATGACGATAAAGACCAGTTTGTACTGGAAGAAACACTAGAAGGTTGGGTAATTAACAAATGTCAAGGTTGGCGTGACCACTTTGAGTCTAATTACTCCCAAAAGTTTGACGAATATTACCGTCTATGGAGAGGCCAGTGGTCTTCAGAAGACAGAACAAGGGACACAGAGCGTTCTCGTATTATCTCCCCTGCCCTACAACAAGCCGTGGAGTCCTCTGTAGCAGAACTAGAGGAAGCTACCTTTGGGCGTGGCCGATGGTTTGACATTGAGGATGATGTTGCAGACGCTGAGAAGGGCGATATATCTTTGCTACGTGAAACCTTGTACAAAGACTTCAAAAAGAACAAAGTCCGTAAGGGTGTGGCAGAATGCTTAATTAATGCGGCAGTTTTCGGTACAGGCATTGCGGAAGTTGTACTGGAAGAAGAAAAAGAGTTTCAACCTGCTACACAGCCTGTCATGGGCGGTGAGCTAACAGCGGTAGGTGTAAACATTGTAGACATGACTTGCGTCAAACTACGCCCTGTTATGCCACAGAACTTCCTGATTGACCCCCTAGCTACTTCCATAGAAGAAGCATTGGGCTGTGCAGTAGATGAGTTTGTACCCACTCATTTGATTGAGCAGTTGCAGGAGCAAGGCGTATACCGTGATGTGATTGTTGGTCTAGCCGCACCAGATTTTGACATTGAGCCAGACAAAGACCTGTCGGTATATGAAGACGATAAAGTTCGACTGACCAAGTACTACGGCTTAGTACCCCGTCATCTACTAAAAGCGGCACAAGAAGAAGAAGAAGATGAAGAAGTAGAAGAATTGACCGCCAATGATGACGAAAATTACTACGTAGAAGCTATTGTTGTTGTCGCTAACGATGGTATCTTGCTTAAAGCAGAAGAGAACCCCTACATGATGGGCGACAGACCTGTTGTCGCATTCCCTTGGGATGTCGTTCCTAGCCGCTTCTGGGGCAGAGGGGTATGTGAGAAAGGGTATAACTCACAAAAGGCGTTAGACGCTGAAATACGCGCTAGAATCGATGCTCTTGCTCTGACTATACACCCAATGATGGCTATGGACGCTACACGTATGCCAAGAGGTGCTAGGACGGAGGTACGTGCAGGTAAGACT